ATCGTATGCCCTTCTCTGGTCTTTTGACGTATTTCGATATCCCTTCTGACAAAGCAGTTGGTGGTTCTAAAGGAAAGAAAGTAATGATTCCAAGTGAGTTCGGGATCCCCTCACTAGCTTCACTGAAAGGGATGGCAGTTGACTTCGACCCACTGATGATGGACAAACACGTTGCTAAATATAAGATCGGAGTGATCGAGGAAGCCTGGGCTGGAGAATCCTTGCTGAATGGATCGGTTCCAGTTTATGTGAGTGGATACGTGTATGCCCATGATTTTCCCGATGAAGCATCAGACATCAAAGAGTTTCAGTCTGACTTGGGGTTCTCTTATGAGACAATCAACACCCCAGTTATGGATGGGATATATAACAGTGAGCCTGTCCTTGTGGTCTGTGGAGACATTGTGTTTTCAGGTGCAGCAATACTCTTGGCAGAGAAAGCAGCCTACTCACAAACATCCCTAGCAGCCCAAGCTGAAGAAGAAGGAAAAAAGGAGGATATCGTTTTGCCAATCGAAGAAATTATTGCAAAGGTTATGGAAAGCATCGAAGCTAAGTACACTTTGACAGCAAAGGCCGAAGAGGTTATTGCAGAAGAAGTTGTAGTAGAACCAGTCATCGAAGAAGTTGTAGAACCAATCGCTGAACCTGTGATTGAAGAAGTCGTTGAGCCTGTCATCGAGCCTATAGTTGAAGAAGTGATCGAGCCAGTCGTGGAAGAGGTTGTAGAGCTACAGGCAGAAGCAGTTATAGAAGATGCTATACTAGCTGATGAAGTAGTCGTAGTTGAAGAGACAGTCGATTTCCAAGCAATGGCTGTTGATCTACAAGCTTCCTTAGATGCACTTACTGCTGAACTAGCTGATCTGAAAGCAGAAGCTATAGCAGTTCAAGAACACACACATAAGGGTTTTGCTTATCCTACCACGTTGGCTGCGAAGTTTAATTTCGAGGCCAATGCAGATAGTTATGAAGCTCAAATTGCAACCATTGATGCACGTACTGACTTATCCTCTTCTGAAGCAGTAGCCCTTAAGTGGGAACTTCGTGCTAAAGAACTGAAGTAGAAGCTCACTCGTTACAACTTAATAAACCAATTTTGGCATTTCCGTTAAATCGGGAGTGTCTTTTTTAATTAGTAAAAAAAATAAAAGAATGAAAGAGGTTAACTTAAATGGCACAATTCGTAGATTTTCAAGCTGCAGCCAATGACGGAATGTCCACAGGAGCCATCCTAGTCCCCGAGTTCCAAAAAGAAATCACGGACATCGTCAAACGTACTTCTATCCTCTCTGGTCGTATCCAGCACGTTCCTGCAGTTGGATCTCCTAGCCGTTTCTTCGAGCAAACTGCAATCCAATCAGCTCAGTTCTCGGCAACTGGTGGACTCGGTGGTGGGACAATTTCGGCAGCCGATGGCTCCCCAACTCGTGTGGAGAAGGCAGTCCAAATCAAAGGTATCACTGCTCAATTGACCTATTCCCTCTTTGACATGGAGACTGTTGGACAACAAGCTGTTTTCCCAGAGTTGAAAGCAAAAGATTTGTCCGACATGCTTGTTTCCATGCAATTACTCCATGCACAAGCTCTCTGGAATGGTACTGACACAGTGAACGGTGGAGTCGTGGGCAACGGTGGAATCCAGTATGTTGGTCTCATGAACCAAATCACAACTGTTCAAACGATTTTAACTGCTGCTTCAATCATCGACAGCATTCGTACCCAATGTGCTACGATGGCAGCTTCTACCCAGTACAACTTGCTCGGACAAAAATTCTCAATCTACATCAATCCTTTGGCTCTCGACATGCTCGAAAAAGAAGCTAAGAATGCAATCGGAACTGTAACTCGTTACATGGAATCTGATGTTACAGAAGTAGGTGTAGGCCTCTCAGTTTCTGCAATCCGTACTGCTCTCGGTACTCTGCCTTTAATCCCTGAGCCTTTCTTGGGAATGGATTCCTTCGGTGCTGCTGCTCCTGTTGGGCAACACAACTACCCATTTATTATCCTTTGTGAGTCACTCGTTGAGTATCATTACATCGGATCCAAGACCCCTCGTTTGTTCCAACTCGGAACTCTCCAAAACCTGAACGAGACCTACACAGCTGTTCAATTCGGAGCACCTGTTGTTAAGGGAGCTTCCTATGCCCACGTAATCGGAAATATCCAAAAATAATCTAATCTCTCGGGGTGTGTCTTAATTGGCATACCCCACTTTTTAAAACGTAAAAGGAGGATCAACAAATGGCTAAAGTTAAAGAAGTTGTTACTGAAGTAGCTCTAGATGCAGTTGTGGAAGTTGCCCCTGAAGCTATGAGCATGATTAAGCTTGAATTACTAAATATTCGTAAAGGGATCGATTATATTGCCCACAAGCTTGGTATCACAAAGTTTGAAGATGGGTCTGCTGAAGTGACTGCTGAAGAAGCAGCTGAACTTGTAGAAGTTGGAATTGCAAAGACGGTGGAATAGATGGGACGTTATATCGAAGGTGAGCATCTAGAAGCAGAGGCAATGTTTGAACGATTAATTGGTCATTCATTTGCCGTATCTGGTCACACTGAAGTTCACACCTTTGGGAAAAACACTGGCAGTCAGATCCAACTTAGATGCTTGCCAGTGGAAATTCTGTTATGTGAAGGGTTCTTGAAGTTTGATGAACTTAGGATCAACGGATGGACTGAGATCCCTATCGAAATTATTTGCCAAATAGGACAGGTTTTAGATATTCCTCCTTCAGTATTTCAAGTGCCTTACGAAAAAGTACGTGTGACTTATACTGCTGGTGCTGTGGAGATCCCTGAGGAAATCTGTCAGGCAGTTCAAGAGATTGCCGATTTACTCGATGATGAAGATGCAACAGAATGGCACCTCCCATTGAGCCAATCCACGTTACTCGTAATTGGCAAATACAAAAAATAGGGAGGGAGGAAATGCTTAATGGCAATGTATTTGACGGTTCAAGAATTTAAAAATTCCCCCACGGCAATTGACTGCTCCAATATAATCCCTGGGGCTTCTCAAACAAAGAACGATGCTGAATTGACCAACGTGATTAGAAGAGCTAGTTCGTGGATCAACCAAATATGTAAGATGCCTACTCTGGAAGCCACTAGTAACACAGAGACGAAAGAAGTCTATATGAATGGTTCTGGATTAATTAGAATCCATCCAGATATGACTCCGATCATCACGTTAGTAGACTCTGTACAGTACAAAATGTCCCCAATCAATGGCTGGGTACCACTGACTATAACAGACATATCTGTGTTTCAAAGATACTTCACTATCTACAATCTGAGCCAAGCAATGATCAGTCCAGAAGGGGTGCAACCTTTCTCGATCATCCCTTATAGAACTCCTTATGCCAAATGGGACCTAAAGAACATCCCCGTAATTGTTCAGTACACCTATGTGAATGGATACCCGAACACGATTCTAAATGTAGGTGCAACGGCAGGGACCAGTTCAATAACTGTACAGAATGCTACAGGAATGGTAGGTCAGACGTTGACAATCTATGATTCAGATTTCACTGAAGATGTCACGATCCTATCTGTTGTTGGAAACATCGTCAACTTGACAGCTCCAACAATGTTTGCTCATTTAAAAGGCACTGCTGTATCTGCTCTGCCCGATTCTGTAAAACAGGCAACTATCTTACTCACGGCTTATCTAATAAAGGAACGTGGATCAATGTCGATCAGCATGGGAGAACAGACTATGCAAGGCATAAAGCAAACTACAGGCACCGATGTAAATATAGCTAAAGAAATGCTTCGTCCGTTTATTCGAGGAGTGATCAGCTAATGCCCTTTACTTTAGAACTTGATCGAAGCGGAATTGTCTTAATGGAGAGATTCATTGCTGCAGAACCACACTGGAAGTTATTTATGGAAGGGTTGGCTCACACGATGGGTAGTGATGCTAGAGAGCACATAAAGCCGTTCGTAAAAGCCAAGTCAGTCTGGGCTGGATCCACTCATGGTACAGGAGCTATGGCAGCTAGTATTCATGAAGATGTGTCTATGATCGGTAACGGATTTGCAGTTACGTTCGATGGAAACTTCTATGGAAACTACTTGGATGTAGGCTCCCCAGGAGGTCCAAATGCAGTATGGTCTCGTAAGAATGGACTGTCCTGGCCTATTGGTAAACGAGGAAACCCAGACAGCATCACTATGAGTAAAACATTCCACGGAGTCGGGCACTTTAATCCAGAGTGGCCTGTTCAATTCTCTGTTAAAACGGCAAAATGGTTAGCCACAGAGAGCAACATGACTCGATACAGTGATCAGTTTATGGGTAGATTCCTCAGAGAGTTGGTGAGGTAAATGGGTCGGCAAGCAATTAAAAATGCAATCAAAACAGCTTTGAATGGAAATATTCCAAACGTCAAATCCGTGTTTACAGCTCGGCAACGGTTAACCCCTAACAGCTTAACTCCTGTGATCACGATTTACCTTCCAGACAACAAGGAAAATCAAGTCTCAGCTCCTGCTCCATTGGGAAAACGGAGACTGAACTACACTGCATTACTAGAGATAATCATGATCGACAACTACCCGAAAGCAGAAGATGGGGAAAAGATCTTTGATGATATTCTCGATGCTATCGACGTACAGTTGAGATTAAACTTTAACCTTGGTGGAGTCGTTGATGGAAGTGCCATAAAGGATCTGGAGACTCATACCAGTGCTCCCCAGATGATCGAGGGGAACACAATTTTCCGAGTTGGGGTTAAGAAGTTCGATGTTGTTATGACGGTCCACGGCATTCAATAAGGAGGTAGACCTATATGAAAAGTGTAAAGTACATGGCTGAATATGATGGAAATTTACCCTCACTGGGAATTTCCGTAAAGCCAGGGGACGTTATTGAAGTCGAAGACGATTTTGATAATGCCCTTTTTGTTTTAGTTGATGATGCAGAAGCCCTAGATGAATTAGTTGCTCCAGAAGCTCCAGTTGACCCAGAAGCATAATACTCAAAATTGAAGGAGGATAAATAATGACTAAATTAGCTGCACTGCAACACATGGGTCTTGCAATGGAGACTGTTTTTGGGACTAAGGTTGCTGCAATGTTTTGGTTCCCAGTTAATTCCGTAAAACCTCAGGATGATGTAAAGAAAATTAATGATGAAGGTAGACGTGCAAGTCTTTCTAAAGTCTTTCAGGTCTATGACGGAGTTACCTCATCCAGTGTTGATATTAGCATGGATGCCTATGCCGATGCACTCGGTTATTTCCTGAAAGCAATGCTAGGTCAAGATACACCTTCTGGTGCAGGACCATATATTCACACTTTTAAAATTGTAAATGCAATGGCACCTTCCACTACACTCAGCTATTTCAACAGTGTAACCGAGCACGGTTATGGTGGATCTTTGCTTAGTGACCTTAGCTTCAAGTTTGATACAGAAGGCCTCTTGACTTTGGATGCTAAATACATCGGTCAGAAATCCACTACTGTAACTACTACCACTCCTGTTTATTCATCTGTAGCTCCTTTCCTCGGATACCAAGCAACCTTAACAGTTGGTGGAGCTGGGAACACGAATGTCGTTGGTGGTGAGATCAATTTTAAGAGGGATTGCAAACTTCTGTATGGGGCTAACGGTACTCAACTTCCTAGCAAGGGTTCAGCAGGACGTATCGAAATATCTGGAAAGCTCACGTTTGACCTGGAAGACGAGACCGAGATGAATTTACTCGGTGCTGCAGATATTCCAATCGTCTTGACCTTTACTCAAAGTGCTAACGTATCTTTGATATTCCAATTTTCAATAGCAGACATTAAAAAAGCTTCTATAGATACTTCACAAGAATTTGTCAGAGCAGATCTCGAATTTGATGCTTACTACAATGCTACTGATGCAGGAAACTGTACTGTTATCTTGAAAAATGCAGTTGTAGCTTACTAATCAAAGGTGAACTTGAAAGGGGATAAATAAATAATGACAAAATTAGCAGCCCTCCAGCATCTGGGATTTGCCTTTGAAACTGTATATGGTACCAAAGTAGTTCCTACCTTCTGGGTTCCTGTAAATAGTGTGAAACCTCAGGACGATGTTAAAAAGATCAATGATGAGGGTAGACGTGCTAACCTTGCAAAAGTGTTCCAGGTTTATGACGGAGTAACATCTAGCTCAGTTGATATCTCGTGTGATGCCTATGCTGATGCTGTAGGATATTTCCTCAAAGGGATCTTCGGACAAGACGTGGTTACAGGTTCTTCTCCTGGGTGGATTCACACTTTTAAAATTGTAAATGCAATGCCTCCTTCTTTGACCCTCAGTTATTTCAACGGTGTGGCAGAACATGGTTATGGTGGTTCCTTGATCTCAGATCTGTCCTTCAAGTTTGATACAGAAGGTCTACTCACAATGGATGCTAAGTATATCGGCCTGAAATCAGCAGTCGTATCTACTACTACTGCTACTTACACCACAGTAGCTCCTCACCTTGGTTATACAGGTTCCCTCACAGTCAATGCCGTTGCTAACCTAAACCTAGTCGGTGGAGAAATCAACATCAAGAGAGACTGTAAACTCCTGTATGGAGCAAACAACAGTGCTGCTCCTTCAAAAGCATCTGCTGGTCGGATTGAAATATCTGGAAAGCTCACGTTCGATATCGAGGATGAGGCAGAAATGAATTTACTCGGTGCTGCAGATATTCCAATCGTCTTGACCTTTACTCAAGGGGTCAACGTAGCCCTCACTTTCACCTTTAATATGTGTGATATCAAGAAAGCAAGCATTGACACGAGCCAAGAGTTTGTACGTTGTGACTTAGAGTTTGATGCTTACTACAACACCACGGATGCAGGAAATGCAACCATCGTAGTCAAAAGCCCAGTAGCCGTTTATTAATCTAAAGAAAAGAAAGAGGTTTATTTGTTATGGCAATTCGTGTAGATATTGAAGCTCTTGGTGATGGTCAATTCGTAGAAATTAAAGAACCTAAGTTCTTATCTTGGGGCTTACAAAAACAGATCACCACAATCGTTCTTTCCGATGTAAGTTCGTCTTCTCAGCTTGACGTAGCTGAAATGGTTGCTATTGCCATCATCAAGAGTGGAAACATCGAAGACGAAGATGGTGCCCTCTTGGTGTTCCCATTGACGGAAGAGACTGTCAAAACTTGTCCATCTGTTGTGATTGAAGCAGTTACCTTGAAGTTCTCTGAATTGAAATCGGCAGCAGTAAGCAGAAAAAACTAATAACGAGGGTGGACTCAGCTCTCAGGGGATACACCGATAAAGTGCCCCTTGAGTATGCAGAGTTCTCCCTCATCCGTTCGATGGGATGGACTTATACAGAATTAGACGAACAGCCAGCAGACAAAATCGAGCTGGCTTTTCTTTTTCTGCAAAGGGAGAATGCCTATCAGAAATCCCAGGCTTAAGGGAGGGAGTGAATTATAGAGAATGGCAACTGAAGTAAGTGCAAAATTAGGACTGATAATCACTGCCAAAGACGAGGCTTCCCAAATCTTTAAAGAGTTTGCTGCCAAAGTAATGGAGAGCATGAAGGTCGTTTCTGAGACTGTAAAGCCAGTTCAAGAAGCTATGAAGGTTACAGCTGAGTCTTTCACGGCAACAAGTGAGACCGTGTCAGGTTCTACGAAAGCAATGCAAGACGGCATGAAAGCTACTTCGGAAGCAGCCATTGCATCGAGTGAAGCTATAACCGGAACTCAGAAAACAGAACGTGAAGAGATCTATCTCACTCGGGATGCTTTATTAGAGTGGTCTAGAGCAAACTCAGAAGCTTTCAAAGGTGCAGGGGCTGCAGCCAATGGTTTTGCAGACATGTCTACATCCGATATGAAACGTGTATATCAAGCAACCACCGAGATGAGAGTTGGAGTGGTAAGCAACTTAACTGCTATAAAAAATGAGACAGATGGGCCTCTAGTTGCCTCCGTAAATAAGTGGAGAGAAACTGTAGTAATGTCCTCTAAGGAGATCCAAACTGCCCTCCAGGGGATCATCGAGAAGGACTCCACTCTCTCAGGACTGACTCGATTACTTGGTGAGGAAAACAGTAGCACATGGAAAGGCATGTATGAGCAGATCACTGGAGTTAATGTTGCTCTTGCTCGGACCGTCACTGCTGAGTCTGAAGTTTCGAGAGCTGCAATAACTGCTGCTGAAAGCTTCGGCTCAATGTCAAAGGCTGCTTCTTTACAGATGGTAGGTTCTACTATTGAAGGTGTTGGACGAAAAGTTACAGGGTTCTTTGTAGAGTCCATTAAAGCTGGGGCTGACTTTGAACACTCAGTAAGCTCTATCACAGCCACTTTGAATGAACGACTAACCCCTGCCACCCAACTAACTACTAAAGAGGTAGAAGACCTATCTAACAAAGCTCTTGAGTTAGGAAAAGTTGGTTTATTCTCGGCAAATGACTTGGCTGATGCAATGTATGTTATGTCAAAGCAAGGAGTCAACTACTCAAACATTATGGGTGGTGCCATTAAAACGGTGCAGGATGTTGCTGGTGCAACTGATAGTTCATTAATTGATACTGCAAACGTAATGACCGATATCTTGAATGAGTATGGCCCCTCTGTTAAACAGTTTGGTGCAACGACTGAGGAGCAATTCAGCAAAGTCGGAGACATGATTTCTGGAGCCATGCACAATGCTCGTATGACAATGAGTGAATTTCTAGATACATTGAAGTATGTCGGACCTCTTGCTGGGGGCCTTGGCTTACCGTTGACGGACGTTTCCACAGCACTCTCATTACTGGCAAAAGCAGGGATCAAAGGTACTCAGTCAGGTACGATGCTAAGGGCAATGCTTGCTGATTTACCCGGAAGAACTGGCCCAGCAATCGATAAGATGAAAGAACTAGGAATCATCACTAAAGACGGAGGAAACAAGTTCTTTGATGCTTCTGGGAAAGTAAAAAGCTTGGCAGATATGCACGATATCCTGCAGGAATCAATGGGGAAACTGTCCCCTATGCAAACAGAAGTAGCAATGAAAACCATGTTCGGAATGAGATCTCTCGGGGGCATGGAGGCAATCCTTCACACAACGGATGAAGAGTTAGTCACCTTGACAGGGGATGTTAACAAAACAGGTTCTGCTCACGAGTTGATGGCTGCAAAGATGGACAATGCTGCTGGTCGTATGCAAGTTTTGAAGTCTAACTTTGAGACCATGCAAAAAACAATCGGGATTGCCCTCCTTCCAGTGGTAGAGAAATTAGTCGTTGAAGGTCAGAAGATGATCGATTGGTTCAGTGGTTTATCAGAACCTATGCAAACATTCGTTGTTTCTGCTGGTGCTCTCACAGGGGTAACCTTACTGCTCAGTGGAGCCTTCATGAATACTGTAGCAATGTTTAAATTCTTCCACATTGCATTAGGTGATTTGCTCACAAGAACTCCTGCTGCTACTGTTGCAACCACAGAACTTACGGTTGCTACTAGTGCTTCTGGTGTAGCTTCTGAAGGAGCAGCAATTGCTCGTGAAGAGTTAAACGTGGCTACTGGGGCTACTGTGCTTGCCAATGGAGAAGCAATACTTGCTACAGACGGATTAGCTGGAGCAACTGGTGTATTAGCTGTAGCTACTGAGGGTGCTACGGTTGCAGTCGGTGGAGCCGAGGTTGCTGCTAGTGGGTTGGCCTTAGGGTTCTTGCCAATAGTAGGGATAATTGCTGGTGTAGGGGTTGCCTTATTTGAATTGTACCAACACTTCCAACCGTTCCAAGATTTCATTAACGAGACTGCTAACACTATGGCTGACTTAGGAGGAAAAATTAAGACCTTCTTCTGGGGATCAGACTACACTAACGACATTACAAAAATGTCCAATGAGTCAGTAGCTTCTGTTGTTACAATGTCCAATCGTGTTTTGACACAATTAGAAGAACTTGATATCAAAGGTGGAGCCATCTCAAAAGATACAGCTGCTAATGTAATTGCTGCTTCTAAAGACATGCACGACAAGGTCATTACTACAGCCAAGTCTCGGTACACGGAAGAAATAGCCAGTGCCAATAAGCTGTTTAAGGACTCAAAGGTAATCGATGAAGCAACTTATAATAGCATGGTTGACACTGCTAATAGACAGAAACTAGGGGTCACTGCTGAAGCTGATGCAATGAACAAAAATGTGTCTGATAAAGTGGCTGAAATGTCTAAGGCTGGAATCAAAGTCACTGACGATATGAAAGAGCAACTAATCCGAGACTTCCAAGCTATGACCAAAGGTGCCGTACTGGAACTCTCAGAGGGTGAAATACAGCAGAAAGCTATTCTTGCAATACTAGAGTCTGATCACGGAGAAGTAACAGCTAAGATTGCTAGTGACACTCTTAAAAATGCTGCTGCTGCTAGAAACGGTGCTACAGACCAAGAGAATAAAAAGTATCAAGACATTGTTGCCACGGTTATACGGAACAGAGACGTGCTTCACACTATGACCAACCAGCAAGCTTCTGATGCAATAGACAGTGCTACAAAACAGCACACAGGAGTTCTGAGCCAGATTACTGGCACTTACAACGATACTATGTTTGCTCTGCAAAATGAACGACCAGGGCTTGTTAACGAGGTGAACTTGACCACTGGAGCTATGCTTACAGGATGGCAAAGGTTCGGAATTAACATGTCATCCTTCTTTTCAAATCTAGCTGCTAATTCAAGCAGCTGGGTTGCAAATCTCAATGCTAATATCAACAAAGCTCTCGGGTATAAAGAAACCATTGACTACAGTGGTAGTGCCAATACAGGAAAAGCTACTGGTGCTCAAAGGAATGCTCAAGGTACGGATTTCTTCAGTAATAGTAATGGAGAATCTTGGGTCGGTGAAGATGGCCCAGAGTTAATCAAAGTTCCAAACGGTTCAAAGATCACCCCACATCAATCCTCGATGAATCGTATGGTCAACATGGGTGGTGGCAGTGGTGGTGGAGGTAACAAAACCCAGAATAACACTTACACGATTAACGTCAATGGAGTCGGTAAAAATGGAGCACAAATAGGTCAAGACATTGCAAAGCAGTTACGATTGCAAATGGCAATGGTCAATTAATAGGGAGGGGCCGAAAGGTCTCTTCTTTCCTTTTAAATTGTTCATAATTTGCCCTTACAAGGCAACTAAATATATAACACTATTTCTCGATTAAAGGAGGATACCTTAATGGCAAGTAAGATCCTGTTAACGATTGGTGGGATCGATTACACAAGTTACATTGATATCGGAAGTGTCCACGTAGACAACAATGTTGTAATGACCAGTGATAGTGCTGGGCTTACCTTGCAACTTGACGGAGAACTGCCAAGACCATTTGCTGGGCAAGAGTTTATTTGGTCTACCGTTGATACGACATCGGGGGTTGAATTAGCTCGTGATTTTGGAGGAGTCGTAGTTCAAATATCTGAGACCACTGAGGGACCAAGCTTAATGTACAATGTCGTAGTCAAATCCTACGAGCACTGGTTTAATCGGCACTTAGTGGTTGAATGGTACTCCCAATATTATGTAGCAGGAACTAGAAGTCAACTGTTAGCCCTTGTGCCTGGTGATGCAGCAAACATGAATATTTCAGTGACCAACGGTAACGGTGATGGGATCGTTAATCGGATCGTGAAACAATATTGCCCAGGGTTCACTTGTAACAATGTGATGCCAACCCCAAACCAAATTGTTCCTCAGTACTTCAATTACACTACACCGTCCAATGCAATTAAGAATATTGCAGATCAATTAGAGTATGGATTTTATATTGATTACTACAAGGACGTTCACTTCTACCCTTTTGAACAACTTAAAAGTCCATTACCTAACAATGTCTTGGACGTGGATAACGACCTAGCTAGTTATGGAGATTTGGAATTAGTTGAGGATGGTCAACAAGTTTATAATCGTATTTTCCTTCGAGGGTTTAAGACCCGAAGTGCAAACTCCCTTAATTTATCCTTTCCTGGGGATGATACCACTGTTCAGTGGTCCCTCGGCTATCGTGTGAGTTCACTTAAAAATGATATCTCCGTAGCAGTCTACATGAACGTGGCTAACTACAATGCAGATATTTCCTTCCAAACCACAGGGGTTGCTACCTTGGGGGTTCCAATGACTATGAAGAAGGACATTGTTGATGGAGCACCTAACCAACCAGGGGGCCTTCAAACAGCCTATATACACTATACACAACATTTATTACGAATACCAAACTATGACGGAAGCATGACCCCAGTTTCTACAGGCCAGATTGTAGCTGCTCATTTTTATTATATGAAAGATGTCATATACATGGGACAGGATGCTATGAGCCAAGTTGCTATTGCTGCAGTTGAGGGTTCAGACGGAGTTTACGAGTATTCCCAAGAGGATAAATCCTTAACAAATAGTACAATTGCAGCCCCTCAATCTAAAGCCCAATTACTAGTACAGAAATATGGTGTTCCACAAATTACTGGATCGTTTGAATCATACACCTCTGGTTGGAGAGCAGGGCAGTCATTCACCTTGGTGACAAGGAAACGAATGGGTGGAATAAACACAAAGATGTATGTTCTCCGAGTAACTAAGACAATAGTAAACAACATTAATGGTAACTTCATGGTTAGAAATCAAATAGAATTTGCCAACAGTCCTTATCTAGTCTAGGAAAGGGGTCTTTTTTTATGCCCAATGACGTAGGAGCAATGGTAAAGCTTATTGAATCTCTGAGTTTGAACAGTCAAGACGATACAGATCCTTCCAACATAGTACTGCAAAAGTTCCAATCCCCCACTGAGCAGAATCAGTTAGGAGAAAATGTTTCCCTTAAAAAAACAGTAGGCCCCTACACTTGGTTAGCAGGGACACAGGCTACCTTCACCAGAGCATCAATCACAAACAATATCGATGGAAAAACTGTGTTACCAGACATGCCTAGATTTGTTAACACTCCTGCACCTTTTGGTAAAGGACTATTGGTTGAGGAAGCCACAGTTAATTACATTCTAAATTCTGACTTTGTGGCAATTGACAGTGTCACTCAAGCACTATTTTCAGATACTTTGCAAAATAACAATACTGCTTGGGTAACGGTTGCAGGGGCATTTACCTTTGGGGCAGCAGGGGCTACTTCTTGTGGTTCTGTTTCAGAGAGTAGGCTTGAAGTTGGTAATAATACTTGGAAGCCATTGGCTGCTACTATTGGAGGAGCTAGTGTGCCATTGCAATTTCAAGCCACTTTTAAAACCACGACTAACACTAGTGGTTGCTCAATTTTAGTAATGATAGATGAATACAATTATTATGAGTGTGGAATTAGCTCTGGGTACTTCTCTATCGATGACATTATTGGGGACGGACCTACTGGTGCAACTAGTGATACTTCATTAGGAAGTGTAGCTTTTTCACAGTTAGCTAACACCCTCTACTGTATTACAGTATCCATCAGCACAGCCAACGTAGTTACAGCAAAGCTATATCTAACTAATACTGGGGGAACTTTGTTAGGGACTCTATCTGGCACAGGGGATTTGTCTCAAGGGTTTAATTTTGGTCTTCAATGTGACACAGGTATCATAGCCAGTGGCTCATCACTTTGGGGACCAGTGCCCTTAGGTTGGGTCTGCCAAAACAATGCAGCTTTGTCAAACGTGTTGGGAGTTGGTCCTGCAGTTTCTTCCGTTGGTAGTAACTCACTTCAAGTAACCCATAATGTGCAGTCTGCTACTGATAATTACGTCAAGTCTCCTATTGCTAGTTTTGGGTCTTCCCTTGCAAGTACAACTTGGACTTTGACGTTCATTGCCTCCTGTACCCAAGAAGGGGATATTGCCCTATTAGGGATGTTAGGGCCGATGGCTTCTGGAGGGCTAGGATCCCCACTTGGGGCATCTATACTAACCTTTAATGTAGCAAACGTCCCTCAACAGTTTACGATTAAAGGTACGTTCCCTGCAGGAGAAACTGCTACCTCAATAATCATTAAGCTAAGACCTCCTTTACTTGGAGGGATTATGATAAGTTACGGTGGTTTACAGCTAGAGAATAAAGCATATGCAACAAGTCATCATCGTAATGATAGTGTCTCACTCCCATCTACTCGTATTGCAGAGGCACTAACCGTTCCTACTACAGGATTCTCTCCTACGGCAGGGACGATCAACATGTGGGTTAATGTAACTGCAAACACTCAACGTCAAGTCCCTGCAATATACCCAGCTCTATTTTCAATCTTAAATGCTGGGGGATTTGATGCCTTTAGGGTGTATCACTCTCAAAACACTGCAACTTGGGCAGTAAAGGTATGCAACAATGCTGGCACAGCTATATACACCTCAACCATCACAGACTTTTCTCTTGGTTGGCATATGTTTACTGTCCGATGGTCAGCTGGGGCTTGTGATTTACTCGTGGATGGAGTGGTTGTTGTTACGGTCCCTTCTCCAGTTCTTTCTACAGCATTTTCCTCTACGGCATACTTCGGGGTTTACAGTGATGGACTCAGTTACTCATTAGATTCTGTGATGCAAGATATAACAGTGCTTACTCGATCCTTGACTACCTTAGAAGTGTTAGCAGGGTTTCTTACGGCTTCCCCTTTATTTACAGATACAACTACAGTAATGAAGTTGCCCCTAAATGGGGATCTCAACCTAACCCCACAAACTAGTTTTAATTGGAACCAAGGAGGGATTTACTCATGATGGATTCTTTAACAGCCTTTGGGTACGTGAAGATTACTAAGACGGATGAGCATGGAATAATTACAGAGCATTTATTTAAAAATCAAATAACCAACTTTGCACGAGCACAGGCTGCTAATATGTGGGTCGGACCAACAGCTGCTAATTATGTCGTACCAACAGTCCCCTCTAAGATTCAAGTGGGGACTGGTAATCCAACTCCTCCAATGACAAGTCCTGACCCCTCAGACACTAACCTTTGGATTCCAATGACAGGAACAGGTATCCAGAACCTTGACTTTAGTACCGTCTGGCTCAATTACACGAGTCAGTATTCAGTAACTTACAACACAGGTGAAGCAGTAGGTACGTGGACAGAGGCAGGGCTTTTTGATGTTAACAATTCAATGTTTGCTCATGTTCAACTACCAAGCTTTGTAAAACTCACTGGGGATACGGTCACGGTGCAGTGGTCTGTCATTCATATAGGAAACTAACCTAGCAAAGAAAAAGCACCTTTGAAGGACTCTCTTTAGGGTGCTTTTTTATGCCCAAATATAAGGGAGGAGTTAGATAATGTCAAACTTTAAAACTGTGAACCCAGGCACAGCACCAATGGCTGCTGATATTGATCAGTTCAGATTGGTTATGACTGGTCAAGCAGATATGGGTGCTATTAATTTAGCTAACGTAACTACAGCCCCAGTAGCTCCAACACTAGCCCTTGGAGCAGTAGGGGTAGTAACCCTTGCTGTCAAGTATCAATTAGTTAGTGTAACTGGGTGGAAAGACTCAGCTGTAAATTATTACATGAGTGGATTTGTAGCAGGGGCAGAATCTACGATTACTCCTTCAAACCAAATAGTAAACGTGACTATTCCAGCCTTTACAGCCCCTGTTATTGGCATAGCTATTTATAGAACGGCAGGAGCAGGAGCCACTGGAACGGAAAAGTTCGTTGGCTTCTTCACGAACCCTGTTGGTGGAACTTTTGCTGACAACATGCTCGATGCTACTAGGGGAACTGGCATGCCAGCAAGTACTGGTTCAGCAGCAATGCCAGCAAGTGTCCCTACGTTAAATACGACAGGGACAACTTTAGCTATAGGTGGAAGTTACCTGACCCCCAAGCCTTGGATTATCCCCACTATGTTAGGTGCTTGGGTAAATTATGGTGCTTACCCTCAGTATCCAAGAGCTTCATACTACAAAGATGATTTTGGTATTGTTCATCTGGCTGGAATGGTGAAAAGTGGAGCTGGAACTATTTTTACTTTACCTGCAGGGTGCAGACCTTCAGGTTACACTCCGTTTGCTTGTGTAGGAGCTGATCTTTTCTCAGAGGTTGTCGTAGGTTCTGATGGTGCTGTAGCCCAAATGACAGGTTCAAATACTTGGGTTTCATTACACAACATCCACCTCAGAGCAGAGGTATAGGAGGTGATCCAATATAGCTTTGATGGAGTTTGCTTCCCGACTTGGTAATTTAATCTAAGGAGGTTCTCATATGAAAATGGTTCATAGAATTGATACTAATGGAATGTTCATTGAAGATATATTGCTTGAAGATGACGAATTAACCCCTGGGGATTGTGTAGAGGTTCAAGCTGAACCAGGGTTTCACCATCCCCAATGGGATTCAGTCAATAAAGTATGGGGGGAGGGTAAATCTGAAGAATATGTTCTAGCCCATCTGAAGACTTTAAAAATAGAGCAAATCAAGCAAGCTTACGAACAAAATATGCTAGATGGATTTGCTTCATCCTGCACAGGGGTATCCCACATTTATGATTACAGTGAAGAAAGTCAAAAGCTTTGGGTAGAGGTATTCTCCTCACTGCAAAGTGGTTTCATCCCAGATGCTGCTTTCCCTCTAGCAATTACCCTTAAAGATGGGGAAGTGGTCTTTCACACTAAGCTTCAATTACAACAGTTTGGATCGGAGCTAACAATGTGGAAATTCGGTATGCATAGTAAATCCCAAGCATTAACAAATAGTGGTGGGGCTGTAATGAGTGCAAGCACAGTAGAGATATTAGAT